AAATAAAGTTCCACTATCAAAATTATAATCTTCTCCCGATGGATTATCTTTCCTCGCTACATCTTTAATTCCTGAATAATTTGGAAGAATCAATGAGTTTCCAGGAGATAAATTATTATTATGTTGCTTAGTTAAATTCTCAACTTTCATTGGTCTGCCGCTTCCATGTCCGCCCATTTTAATAATTTTGAATCCCCCTTTTTTTCTCTATGCTTACATTAGATTGAATTTCAGGCTCTAAAGTTTGTTTATGTCCGATAGCTTTTGTAGAATCGCTTGCTGTTAATGAATCCCATGAAGCCTTTAATTCTTTTTCTTTTATTATATTCGCCATTAAATAATTATAGAATTATAGTTTTTATTTTTTTGCTTTAGGCTCATTTCTTTCCAAAAAAGGATATTTTTTTAATAAATCTTTTAATGCATCTTTATTTTCGCTTTTCTTATATTCTTCATAATGCTTTTTTAAATTTTCAGCTGTCATTTTTATGTCCTCATATTTGTAATTAAATTTACTGCATTAGGGTCTGTTAAAATACATTCTCCTTCTTCCCAACACCTCACCTTAACTCCAATTCCTGGGTCCTCAATACTAACTGCACTTATTGGAGTGAATGTTTTCCATGTAGCTGCAACTTGTGGGACAAATACTAAAGCATAATCTGCAGTTACATTTTCATCTACAACAACATTTAATCCTAATATTTCCATAACTACTCCTGTTTTAACTTTCTCAGATGAGAATGCAGGGATAGATGCTCCTTTAGAAGAAATTAACCATGTTAAAAGTTGTTTATGGTCTGTAGAATTTAAAAGTAATACAGCTCCTTCAGGGTCATATCCATCTACTCTTAGATTCATCTTTGCTTCCATTAAGTCTTCTATCATATCAACATTAGTAAATGATGCTGTGTCCCAAGGTGCATTTGTTGCATTAGTATTTATTCCTGCTCCACTTTGTCCGTTTGATATTACATCCCAAATTCTAATATCAACTTGATGTTCAACAGCTCTAACTAAATCTTTAATTGTTGTTCCTAAAATATCTACATCACTATCTCTGATGTCTTCAGTTGTGAGAGTTTCACTTTCTACCATATATTTTCTAACATTAGAAGTATTCCTTGTCCATGATTGCTGAGCTACGAAAGGTCTTGCCTTGAATGAGATATTAGCTATTTGAGAAGCTGTTATTGCAGTTGTGTCTGCAGTATCAACAAATCCGGAAGTTTTTTGATACCATCTAATCTCCCTTGCTGTTGTCTTAGAATTTGCAACAAATCTCTTTAATTTTATTACTTCATCAGCGAATCCTTTTACTGCTTTATCAACATCAATTCCCCGAATATCTGCTTGTGCGTATGTGTCTGCCATTTTATGCTAAATTCATTGTGAAAGGTTTTAATTCATATAAGAATGATTCTCCTGTAGTTGCAGTTTCTAAAGCGATTCCAACTATATCTTCAGAATTTACTGCTGCAGTAGCTAAAAGATTTGTGCTTGCAGGGACTGCACTTATAAGAGCATCTCCAACTGATATACTTCCTGATGCTGTAGCTTTGAATATTCCCCCTCTATATACTGAAATTTTTGTTATTCCATTATTAGCAATTTTTTCCTCAGCTGCAACTCCTGCAATTATATCTTCTGCAGCTGCTGAAGCTGAAGCTGTGAATGGGTCTGTTAATTTTAAAAGAGTTCCTTTTTCGATTCCTGTAGTATTTGAGCAAGTCATTGGAATCGGCAATTCAGTTTCAATCATTAATGTATGTTCGTTAGCCATAAAAAGCACAATACCCGCTTATATTTAAATCTTTCGTTTAACCGAATAGCTATAATCTTTAAACAGCTTCAAGTTTATACCCTGCATATTGTGTATTCTCAGGCTCTATCAAATCCCCATCTTCTCTAATTCCTAAAGGAATAATTCCGATGTTTTGCATTATCCATAAATATTTTTTTTCTGTATTAAATTTTGGAATCTCTTTTAATCTCAACATCTTTTTCAATAATTTTAAATAAATTTTTGGAATTGTGCTTGCGTAATGCGATGGCTCATGAAATCTAAGAGTTGTTAATACTAAATTTAAATCTTCTTTTGGGAATACATACTCATAGAATCCGCCAGGAAGTAATCTAACTGAGCCTTCCATTGGAACTAAAATATTTTCATTTCCTTTAGAAAATTTATAATAGTGTTTCTGAGCTCTCATGTCTCTAAGTAGGATTTCTACTTCTTCTATTTTTCCATAAAGAGCAAATACAGCATGCATTTAAAGTTCCCCTCTCATTAATTTTGCAGCATATTCTTGTGGAGTTTCTTCTTTCTTTGAAGGTTTTTTTACTAAAGAATCTCCCCCTAATTGCATTAAAGCTTCTCTCCTCTCAATTAATTTCTTTTCTTCAGTTAATAGCTGTAGTTTAATTTCATTTTGCTTTTTTAATTCCTCAGCTGCTTTTCTTGCATCGTTGATGAGAGATATTCCTTCATCTTTATTGGATACCCCGTCATTAGAATTCTTAATTGAATCTTTTGGTTCCAACTCTTTTTTTTCTTCTGCCTCAGTTTGTTCCCCATTATTTTCAGTCATTTTTATTTCCCCCTTTCACTTTTATACAAAATTTGCCAGAGATTTGCAATATTCATTTTTCTCTTTGCTCCAATAGTCTTTAAATTTAGTTATTGCGACAATTAAAGAAGCAGCAGCAGCGGCTAAAACACCTTCCCAACTAAAGCCCCCATTAATAAAAGCACCGAAAAAAACTAAACTTCCTGCTAAAATAGAATTTACTATGTTCCAAAATATCTCTTTTTTGTTCTTGTCGCTGATTATCTGTGTTTTTGTTTTCTTTTTAGCCATCTTTTTTTGGGTCTAAGCTTGTTCCTTCTCCACGCTTAGAATTATTTTGTTTAACTTTTTCTTCCAGGCTTGCAGGAAATTCTAAATCTAATTCAATATTTAACTGAAGTTTTGTTTGCTCCTGGATATATAATTGCATGTCTTCTATTTCTTGCTGAAATGCTAAATAAATTATATTCGATGATGCTTCAGTTGTTTCTTCTCCCCATCCCATAATAACTTCAGGCATTCCGCATGAAGTAACGAATTCTCTAACTAAAAATTTAATATAATTTAATGAATCTAAAGTCCCATATTGTGGAACGGATGTATTTTTAATTTCTTTAATAATTCCTGATGATATCACAACATTTTCAGATTTTTTATAAGCTTCATTTATTGTAGATTCTACGCTGTTTAATTTAGATGTATCTTCAGTTTCAACTTCAAAAAATTGTATTGGCTTAATATTTCTATGATATAATACTCTTAAATCACTTATTGCTTCATTTCTTGAGATAATTAAATCTTCTAAGGCTTCCGGGAATGGAATGCCGTGAATTTCGTCAGCTATTCTTTCATAAGAAAAATGTAAAATTTCTTCGCTGCTGTATAATTTCTCTCTTCCTTCCTGCTCATAATTAATTATGATTCCATATTCATTTGCTAAAATTGATATCTTATCCGGATTCAATGGTTTAACATTTGTTATTCTTCCCTGACTATCTTTTATTATATGAGCAAATGAATCTCCACAAATTAAAGCAACTCTCCATAAATTCTTTAAAACGCTTCTCGCAGAATCTTTCCCAAATCCCTTTATCTTTTCTAATTTTTCTTTATTCTTTTTATCTGCTTTAATTCCCCTTCCAAAAGTCCATGAAGCTAATTTATTTATTACAGCTCTAAGTTCAGGGATTTGTCTATAATATCCATGCCATTTTTTAAAATTAGGAGTATAAGCTGTTCCATTAACTTCAGCTCCATCCGTTGTTTGAAAAGTTACAGAATATTCTGTGCCTTGAGAAGCGAAATCTGTTATTTGTCCTGTCCTTAGATTTGTCATGTAAATTGATGTAAAAGCTTGTATTTAAAAGTATGTTATATAAAATTTCTTTCATAAACTATTTTTGCTCCGTAAATTTTATCTTCTGCTACCATTGTTGCATTTATTTCGTATTGATAATTTTTATTATCTACTATGATATTTCCTGGCATTGTTTGTATTGTTCCAATATTTGTATATCCATTTATTGCCGCCGCCCACCCCGCATAATTTGCTCTCATTATTGCATATGTTTTTGTTGCGTTTGTTCCATAAACAATACATGATTTAATTTTTGCTCCATCTGGCAATTTTATTGATGCGACATAAGTTGCAGGTCCTTCAGATTCTGCATAGCATATTCCATATCCAATATCAATTATTAATCCACTATTTCTTTCAGGTTGAAATGCAGCTGCAGGTATAGAATATTCTTCTTCTTTATTTGCAATATCCTGTGGCGGGTTTTTAGAATTATACAATCCCTCTCCTGTTTCTTTTGAATGCTCAAATAATTTATTTTTTGCACCTGGAATTTTAAGAGCCATTTTATACTCCTAAGAAATCTTTAACGCTTTTTTTTAATAATAATTCTTCTATTTGCTGACAGCGTGCCCAATGAATATTTATTATGTCTTCAGCTTCTATTCTTGTTGTATATCCCGCCATGTTATAAGCTATCATTGAAATTGCAGCCATTCTTGCAACATATTCTGACATCATCAATTTATATTTAGAATTTAGCGATGCCCAATTTGTAACTACATCATATTGCAATAAATTACATAAATAAGATTCTGCCCATCCAACAGCGTAGTTATGATTAGCTTCTACATTTCCTGTTTCATCTACTAATTTTCCTGCTAAAAAAGTTATTTCTGCTTCAGTGCATAAAGTTCCTGTATAAGCCATATTAGAATGTATGACAGACAATATTTAAATTTTTGTTCTTTGAAGCTAAATAGACTGCCCTTATAATTCCTTCAGTTATGTGTGAATTTGAGCCATAAATTTTTCCATCTTCATCATGTTGTATAGTAGATAAAGAATCTTTTATTTCATCATCGTCGAGTAATTTAACTTTTCCATTCTCCATGTAAGTAAGTAAAGTTATATACATTTCTTCTTTCAATAATTTTTTAGATTTAGTTCCGTCTTTGTTAATTTCTCTTGACGCATTATTAAGAGCTTCAGTTTTATTATTTGTAAAATTATTATTCATCAATTCACTATAAACTCCAAATCCAACTCCGCCGTCATCTATTCCAATTTTTTTAATGTATTTGTAAGAATTATTTAAACTAATTATTCTCTTGGATGTGTCTGTTGTATAATTTCTTTTTTCAACAATATTTTCAACTTGCTCCAATCTATCTTTTATCTTCATAAATATTTCATAAGTGCATAAATCATTTCCAAATCCCGCTACATCAACGCCCATATAATAGATTGCTTCCATGATAACTTCGCGTCTTCGCAAGACGCAACATTCTTTTATCAATTCATCAGAGAATATTCTTCGCATTTCATCTAAGAACATAGCAAGATACTCCTGGGCATAAGCTAATTTTCCTAATCTCTCTTTTTCATTATTTAAAAATTCTTTTGAATGTCTTGGACAATCTTCGGCTGAAATATAAAATTTTTTAAAATGTTTATCTTTAGAACAATCATAAAAGAAGCCTTCTTTTCCGCATGGAGTTGAAGCAATATCCATACTTCCCTTAATAACACTCAGCATTGGGCTTACAGCAATGAAAAATTCACGACTCATTCTTGAGCCTTCATCTATCATTACCTTTTTTATTGTCATTCCCCTTAGTCCTTCTCCTGTTTCTCCTGCAGCATAACTTAAAATTCTTGTTCCGTTAGTAAAATTTATAATATGCATTGTCGGCTTTTTTTTTCCTTTAGTTATAACTAATTTTGGATAAATAGCCGTTGCGTAGGCTAAAGCTTTTGCTAACATCAAATATCCCTGTTTTTCAGTAATCGACGCTATTAATACATCTTCTCCTCTTTTCATTTGCTTTATACATAATTCTACGGCTTTAATGCTCATTCCTGTTGTCTTTCCAACTTGTCTTCCACATAATAAGAAGCAGTCTTGCTCTATCGGCGTTTCAATATAATCTTTCTGCCAGGAGTCTAAGCTCCGCCAGGGCATGAACAAATTATAATCCATTTGATTTTTCTTCCTGCGAATAGATTTCATATAAGTCTTGGACATTAAATGTTCCAACTTCTAAAGGAAGAATCTTAATCATTGCTTGAATCTCCTTCGCCTTCATCATTATTTCAGTTTGATTTTCCATAAAATTTTTTGTGAAGTCCTACAAACTTTTAAAATATTTAAACATTGAAGTTCGCATTGTTTATTAATTGATGTTTTTATTTGATTATTTAATTATCTAAGCTTAAATTCACACATAAATAAGCCATTTAAATATTTAAATTCATCTATAATCTTTTGAGCTTCTTTAGAAGAATATAAATCAGGCTTTGATTGTGTAAATACAATCTTCTTATCTCTAATATTTATTGCAATAATATCTATTGGGCTATGACTTCCTGCTGTTCTTTGCACTATATCAAATCCTAATGTTCTAAGCTCATCACATATTTTATATTCTTTTCTTCTTCCTTTGATATAATTTTTATTAGGCATAGCGCGAGCGACAGCTTCAGATATGGGAGCGAGCGCTGTCTTCATTGAATTTATTTAAGTCTGTTTCTCTTTCAGCTATTAGTTCTATATATTCCCCTAAGCTTTGTATTCTTTCTTGCTCTAACATCTCCATATATTCTTCTGCTTCTGCATCGGTCATTTCTCTTTGTGTAAATATTTTAAAGTATTCTTTTGCGCTTTGTTTCTTTGCTTCAAATTTCTCCTGGTCTCTCTCTTGCTTTGTTTGAATCTTCTCTATTTCTTTTTCAATAATCTCCTTCTTTGTTACTATTTGAGATTCTTCTGCTTCTAACGCCTTATTTAATGCATCTCTTTTGGCTTTGATTTCTGCTTCTTTTGCTTCTAAGCTTTCTATAGTTTCTGACTTTGAGAATTTATAATGCTCAAATAATAAGCTTTGAATTAAGCCCGATGCATTTGCTTCTGCTTTTAGCTTCTCATTCAATTCATCAGGAAGATAAATATATCTTTGAGCCATTATAGATATAGATAGATATACTTTTTAAACATTTGCTTTTATAGAATTATACCCTATATATGATATTATATATCTATCTATCTATCTATCTATCTATATAATAACATATATACCTATTTCTAATTTCCATTTAGGTTTATAAACTTATCGAAAGATATTTAAATAGAATCTTTTTTTTCTTTTTTTATTAAAATAAAAACTTTATAGATATAAATTCTTTATGCATTATAGATATACTTTGACTTATTTAAATCTTTGAATTATCTTTTTATTTTTTTTATTTAATTAAAAAATCCGCGCGGAGCGAAGCGGAGCGCGGTGGCGGAGCGCGGAGCGCGGAGCCAGGGGGGGATTCTTGCCTCTATATGCGAGGGGGGCGGAGCCCCACAGCATGAGGCTTTCAGGCGGAGCCTGCTCTTCCAGGCCAGGCGGAGCCTGCTATTCCGGGCGAACGATAGTGAGCCCGGCGGGGTATATAGGGGCAGAGCCCCTATTCAGGCAAATCAGGATTTGTCTTGTTTGCAAGTTTAGATATCTGCAACAGAACAACTCGGGTAATTGGATTATACGAACCTTTTGCTTTTTATCTATATATTGTTCGTATAATCGAATTACCTCGATTCAACGGCAGTTATCTAAAAGAATCCTGATTTGCCATCTACCCGGGCGAAGGATTGAGCCCGGGCGGGAAGCTTAAAAGGTTAGCCGAACGGAGTAAGGTGCCTTTTATGCTTTCCGAACAATCCTGCGAGCCGGTAGGCATCCTGCAGGCGTTATTTTCTCCAAGGCCAGAAGCTAAGAAATAGATTGTGCGAACTCCTTGAAATGCTCCGCATTTCAAGTAGGCCAAATCTTTTAAAGATTTGCATGGAGAAAATGGGGTTCTTTAGAAAAGAACCTACAATGGTAGAAAATAAAAAACAAAAAAAAAATAATCAAAAGGCGTTTAATCAAAATCCTTCTGACATTCTTCACACAATCCGTCTTCAACTTCATCCATGCCGCATTTAAAAGCTATAGGGTCTAATTCCCTAATGATTCTACCTGCGTCAAATTCCAAGTTTCCGAATTTTGCTGTTCCATAAACTTCATTTAAAAGTTCTTCATACAAATCTTCATCACATCTTGGGCAACTCATTTTCCA